TCGGTGGCAACTACTACGTCTTTAATCTGATGAAATAATCCATTTTCCGGACTACTTCTTGCGCTTCGGCCTCGGTGGTATAACGTCAGGGGGTAGGGATTTCAGGAAGACCATTGTCAGCTTCTGGGTCTGCTGCTCAAGGACCGACATGAACAACGGTGTCGTGGTGATCGACAAATGCGGGTGCATGAAGTCCTGAAACGGGTCGATGAAAATATGGACGATTTCGTGGACCAACGCCATCACCAGCAAGTCAAATTCTCCAGACTCGAAATCTTCTCTTGACTTCTTGTACAGGTTTATGGTAGAAAATTGATATGGGGAGTTGATTTCGTTGTCGGCGTAGCAGGTGTTTTCCTCGTCTTTGAACTGGATGTTGATGGTCCAGCCGCCGAGGTTAAAATAGTCGGACGCTCGTTCCACGAAACTGGTGACCCACGCTTCGAAAGGTTTCATATTGCCTCGTCCGGAAAATGGACAAACAGGAGATTTATGGTCGCTAGTGCGTTCGAAATTCCACGATTATTTTCTCACGCAACTGTTGTGAAGGAGAGCAGAGGGCGGAGAAATAATCAGGTCAGGAAAAACGTGGATAGACTCTATGCGGATCAGGGAGGAAAGTGCTTTTGGTGCGGAAGGCAATGTCGCCGAATAAAGGGAAACAAGCAGCACCTCGATTCCTTCACTGTGGACCACCTGATTCCATCTAGCAGAGGTGCGGAAACTGTGGCAGGTAACCTAAAGGGAGCTTGTCACGAGTGTAACTCTACCCGAGGGGTATTGGAATCTAGGGTCAAATTTGGGGTTGTTCGAGAACAGCAAATCAGACTCGAATATCTGCCGGTAGTCTTTGAGGATGAGCTACCGGCTCTTATGGATGCTCTTGAAAGAGAAGTAGCCTAGCTGTCCCTCAGCGTCCCGTCCTTCATTGCCTGAAGAGGGTCTAGGAACTGACGAGTGCCTGACTGAGACATCCGGTTAATGGACGGCTTCCTGCGGTAGAACTCGTAGTTGTTCCCGCGCGCGTCTACGGGGTCGTCTGGGCGGAAGAACCGCTGACAGTTGGTGCAGATGCCGACTACTACCTGGGCGTCGGTCTTGTGCCAGAGAATGGAGCTACGCCCGCGCACGTCCCGCTCTTCGGACAACGGGTTGCAACCAGCGATGTGTTCGCAGTTGTTCTGGTCGGACTCGATGTTCAGTTTCTGACGGCGGCTGAGTTCCTTCGCCTGATCGTCGAACATCTTCTGGTTAGCTTCCTGCGCGATCTCCTTGGCTGTCTTCAGGGTCTCGCGGGGCTTGGTCGTTGCTAGGATAGCTTCGGCCAGCTTCGCGTTCGACTCTGCGGCCTGCTGCTGACTCAAAACTAGTTGCTGCTGCATCGTAGCAATTAGGGCGAGTAGTTGGTCGGTCGAGGTGGGTTGGACAGAGGTTTGGGCGATGGTTTCAGCGATTGTGGGTGTTTCAACGTCTGCTGAAACGGGTGCTTCCAGTGGTTTGAGTGCTTTGAGTGACATACTATCTCCTGCCTTAATCCAAGGCGACGGGGTTGGGATTGTCCAGAAAATGGACGGGGTTATTGCGCGATACGATTTTGATTGCGCGTAACGGGTCTTATATTGCGCCATATACCGGCGTATCGCGCAATATATGGCGCGTTGTGGTAAAATGATTTTGGAGGTGGGAAATGACTTGCTCAGAATGCAGAGAACGACCGACCATTTTCAAGACTCAGAAGAACAAACACGTCCGAGCGGACAGTAAGCACGATCTGTGTCCGTCCTGCTGGAGGAACCTTCAGAACAAAGCAGGAACGAACTTCTTGGCTAAGGCTAGGCGATCTTTTTCGCGTTTCGGTGGTTGTGGAGTTTCTTGTACCACAAAGAGTTGACGCCCCCGGACGGCGGTCCGAATTCCTTCAGACATTGGTCTTCCGTGAGGATGTTGTTCTCTACGAACCGGAGGAGGACGGACCGCCAGCCGATTTGAGTGCAACGCTGAAGGATGTCTCTTTGGTCGAACTCGTACCGGCTATACTCAGGCAGGACGCCTAAAGTAACGTAGCCAATATACTTAAAATCTCTGTCAGCCCATCCGGGTTTGGCAACGGGGCTGGTGGCGTAGAGAGCCAAGTCGGTAACTATCCCACCCTGAGTCACGAACAATGCCGGGTAGATATGCAGTAGCTTCTGTAGGAACAGAGAGCAGTCCATCGATCTTCCAGGCCGGTCTTCGTAGAAGAACTCTTGGTCCGGATGTCTTTGGCGAGCCGTGCCAGCAGAGTTATAGTTCATCTCGCGCAGGCGGGAAGTGTGCTCTTTCATGCTGAGCTTAGGCTGAGATTTACACCAACTGCAAAGAGGATCGTAACCTGATTTGTAAGATGAGTTTTTGTCGAAGAAACGATAAGTAAGGAGCCTGTAGCACCCCACACATTCCATTCCTCTTAGCTCATTATCGGCCCCAGCTTCGTAGTCGATCACGTCGTAATCTGATTGAATTAGACTCACGCCGCCTCCAGCATATTTTCAGGCCAACCATTGAGTCTGTTGCCTACGGTGCCTTGTGAACACCCCACAATTTCAGATATCCTCTGCTGAGATAAACCAATACTTCGAAGTTGTCGTATGGCTTCGTTTGAAACCTTCTTCTTGAACATAGGATTTTTGTCCCCCACGTACCTTCCGGTTGTGTATTCGCTATGTTTACGCCTTGTTTCTTCTGTTACTGATTTTCCTCCAAAGTTAGGATTCTTGTCTCCTAACTTCGCTTCCCTGATTCTCTGCATACCAGCAGCAGAAATCTGAGGTTTATTCTCCCCCCAGACTCCGGATTTTAAGACATTCTGATAGTGCTCTTCACCCATCGGTTTCCCCTTGTTCCAGGCGGACTTGCCCTTGAGAGAGGTACTTAATCTTGCTCGTGTTTCGGGATGTGGTCGAGACGATCCTCCGAAGCTAATGTTGTACCCTCGGTTTCGGTCGGTGGTCCCGAGTTTGGCAATCCACAGTTCCTCAATGTCGTCGAGTTGGTCCCTATCGTCCGCTCTGTCTATCTCCGCGATCTCAAAGTTTTCAATGCCATACTTATTCATGGCTGCGTACAGATAGGGGCATTGTTTGACTCGACTAGGCTGACGGGCAGACGCGCAATGCTCTCTCCATCTGGCTTCGATAGACCGCCCTGTTTGCCCAACATACTTATGGCCATCTAGCCAATTTGTAATTGCATAGACAATCATTAGTTAGGCACCCAGAGTTTGCTTGGTTCAGGTTTGTTCGGGTCCGGGAATGCTTCGTTCAACTTGGCTTCGATTACCTTGACAGTTTCTTCGGCCAGTTGGTTGTCATCGAAACTGTCAGCGTGGACAGCGACTTCGCGCTCCAGCGTTATTCCGCCGTCCGCCGGATTTTTAACGACACAAGCGATGACGTACCCGATGACGCTTTCGAAACCACCAATTGGGTCTTCTTTTGCTCTCAATACAGACACAGCAACTGACATACTACCTCGTAGTCCATTAAACGGACAAGTTGGCGGGTACCCGAAGATACCCGCGAGTTGTTTGTAATTCGTTCATTCTAAAGAACTTACTCACCACTTGTCAGCGACAAACTCCCGAAGTGTGATGGTGCTCGAAGCTCCGTTTCCAAGAGTCAGGCCAGCCACGAACGATAAGTTGGCGGCGGTAACGCTGGTCACGCTGGTGAACTTGGTCGGGGCCGAAATCTGCGAGGTAGCCGCGAACGTAACCACGCTGGTGTAGTACCCGGCCAGAATCTGAGAAGTTGCGTCCCAGATGCAGTTCGCTTCGACAAGGAAGCTGAATGCTCCGCCTGCTACAGCAGCCAGTCCGGTTCCCGTGGTGCCGATCAAGTTGTCCGAAGCCAAAGTAGCTGAAGTACCCTGATACAGGTTGACCTGAACGGTCTGAGCGGCGTTGGCTCCCGCGTTACCGATACCACAGATGCGGATTTTGAACGGACGACCATCCCAAGACGAGGTGCTGAACTGATCGTTCGTCTCGCCCGAAGGTAGGCCGTATAGGAAGTTCGAGCGGTCGGTGATCGCCGTGTTAGCGTTGATATCCAGACCCGCAGAAGCACCGTAAATCTGTCCGCCGCTTGGTAGTACCAAGAAGTAGTTCGCTGTTCCGGTGTCTGTGTTAATTACCAGTGGAGTAGCGGTGGTGGTGGCTACTGTTTGGGCTGAAAACTGATTGCGAAGGGTTCCACTCTGGACGAACCCGTATAGAGACGAAGCATTTGCCATGTTATTGGTTCCTTTGGTTTTATTTGGGTTGCGCCTAGTGAACTAGGTGATCGTTGCGGCCTGTGAAGCGCCCGAAGATTTTACTGGTCTGAAAATTGGTTCGGCGTTGATCTTGCCGTTGTTGAAGTAGACAGCAATTACTCCGCCGGGTTCTACCAAGACTGATTTATGGTCCCCGTGAGCGATTGTGCCTATTTCGTGAACGACGGATGAATGCGCGACCAGAAGCGGAGGAGCACCACACTTGCAGTACAAATCCATCGCTTCTTCCAGACAAGGTTGAATCCTTGCTTTGAATTGGTTTAGAGATTCTCCTCCGGGGATGGTGGAGTCTGGATCGTCTAGATAAACCTGAAGTTCGGACTCAGATTTCTTGTCGCGCTTCTGACCGCTGAAGGTACCTACGTTGAGTGCCTGAAGAGCTTCTGTGCGGTGTACAGGAACTCCCTTGGCTCCCGCTATGATCTCTGCGGTCTTGGTGGCGCGGACTTTGTTAGAGCAGAAGATATGAGAAATATCTATTGTGGAGAATAGGTCAGCCAGACGATGTGCTTGCTTGATTCCGGTCGTGTCGAGTTCTGGATTTGCTGACCCTCTGAACCGTTTTTCGGCATTCAAAACTGTTTGCCCGTGGCGAGCAATGTAGCATACAACGGGGCTAGGCGGATTGGGTGGCATCGGTATCCTTCTTAGCTTTGGTTTTCTTGCGGACGGGTTCGTCCGCTTTCTGGACTTCGTCGAACCCAACAAACCTGTGGTCGTCAAACGGCTCCTCGATAATAGATTTCCGCAGAGCGTCCATATCAACCACGTCTCCGCCAAACATCGTCTTGGTGGTTACGCTACAAGTCAAAGGACCGGGTCCGGGATCGACAGGTTCAGGAGCAGGAAACTCTGTCTGGATTCCGTCCATCTCCGCTTCCAACTCTACTACGAACTGCTGTAGGTCCGAGTGCTTGGCATAGGGGGACCGGCGGTGCAAAAGTAGCTCGACCGCAAATTTCCGATAGTCTCTGGGGGCTGCTTCGTTACGACCAAGATCGCGGAGGGTAGAGTCGGGCAGAGACCGAAGGTGGAGGTAGTGGTCGAAAAACGGATTATTTGCAGGCATTGTTCCTCTTGGAAGAGCGAAGGTTAAAATAGCAGGCCGCTTATAGGTCTTGGCTCGGACGTTGCCCGGTCGATAGTACGAGGGCTACTAGATAAGAGGATCGCTCAAAGTGTTCGTCCCTAGCCCCACCAACCTGCCCGAGTTGCCGGACTCACGCTCTAGGGCTAGTAGGGCGTGGCCTAGCCGATCTGTAAGCGGCTTGCATAAGTCCATTAACTGGACAAACTGAATTGAGCGGCAGTGCGGGCAACTCCGTCAAGCGCGATTTCGGGGAATCCAGCATCTCCAAGGAAAGTTATCTAGAATACCCTGGAGTAGTCCCTTGAGTTTCACGCGCTACGCCGATGCCGCTCAAACTTGAATTGCTCGTGGAGAATTCAAATCTCCGAATGGGTCACCTATAGTCTAGGAACTCGGCCCCACTTTATCTCTAGATCAGGGATAGGCCAACTACCCGAACGAGCAAACTTTATCTTACTCTAGAATACTGATGGTGCGGACGAATGTGTTTGTGGAAGTAGTCGCCGTGGCTGTCCGCGTTCTCTATACCTTCGGCGTGTTTAGCGTCTACGTTGTGGTAGGCAACCGTAGCCCCGTTTAGTACCAACACCATGCGGCCCGTGTCGTCGTCATACGTCCCGCCGTGTATCTGGCTGCTCTTGTTCTTGAGTTTGAGAGGACGGTCCACTACTTACCCTTCGCCATCTTCTTAAAGGTCTGAGCGAGGTTGGCGCGTTTGGCTTCCTTGCCGCCTTCCTTCTTACCGGCGGCGATCTTCTTGGTGGTTGCTTTGCCGAAGGCACCCTGCTTCAGGTGGGCGTGTTCAATCCAATCATCGTCTTTCTTCTTGGTAGCCATATTTCTCCTTATCCATTTTGTGGACGAACTAACGTCGGGCGTCGGAAAAACCGACAGGACAATATGCGAAGTCCAATAAGCGAAACGCAACTTGCAGAAATGCTCCGTATTTCCCGCGTCAATATGCAGTCGGTTCTAAGAACCTATAATATGCGGGGGTCACAAAGCGTCAAGTAGGCTGGCTGTGAGCCAATCTCCGATATTAAGTCGGAAGCGTCAGCTTTTCCTTCGCTCGACGGGAAGTCAAACAGACCTTCCAAGCTAAATCAGATCGTACTGCTTGAGGATAGCTTCCTCTACGTCTGACAATTCAATCTCGTGGCGGATATTGAGTTCGAGCAGCTTGTCACTCAACGACTGTTTCTTCTTGCGCAGCGCGGAGACTTCTGCGACATACGAAGGAATCCAACCCTGCGGAATCGCTCCGGTGGTGAAGGCGTTTCTCGGCTGCGAATAGGAGTTAGCCGAAATCTGATCCTTCTTCAAGTCGGCGTGAGCCGCGAGAAGAACTTCCTCGGTCGGGGCGAAAGCGGACAAGGTGGCTAGCGGCTTTAACACGCCGGTCAGCTTGTCGATGTGGGCGACCTCTGACAGAATC